GCGCTCCACGGAGCCTTTGCTCTCATAGGTTTCATGCTTCGCCAGTTTGAAATCGCACGTCTCGTTGGTATTCGTCCTTACAATGCAATTGCTTTTTCAGGTCCTATTGCTGTATTTGTCTCTGTGTTTCTTATGTACCCTCTGGGACAGTCGTCGTGGTTCTTCGCGCCGTCGTTCGGGGTCGCAGCAATCTTCAGGTTCCTCCTCTTCCTCCAAGGGTTTCACAACTGGACGTTGAATCCTTTCCATATGATGGGTGTAGCAGGTATCCTAGGTGGAGCATTGCTTTGTGCCATTCATGGTGCTACAGTAGAGAACACACTCTTTGAAGACAGTGATCAATCAAATACATTCAAGGCATTTGAGCCTACTCAAGAAGAGGAGACCTATTCTATGGTCACCGCAAACCGTTTTTGGTCGCAGATTTTCGGTATTGCATTCAGCAATAAGCGTTGGCTACATTTCTTTATGCTGTTTGTTCCTGTTATGGGTCTTTGGACCTCTAGCATCGGTATTATTGGTCTTGCACTTAACCTTAGAGCTTATGATTTTGTTTCACAAGAGATCAGAGCTGCGGAGGATCCAGAATTTGAAACGTTCTATACGAAGAACATCCTCCTCAATGAAGGACTCCGTGCCTGGATGGCTCCAGTAGACCAACCACATGAGAACTTTGTGTTCCCAGAGGAAGTTCTTCCTCGTGGTAATGCTCTGTGATACTTGGTTTCTTAATACTTGACAGTTATTAGAAAAACAACTATAATAAGGGGGTCATAGGACCCTCTTTTTTTATGAGAAAACTACTCCTTGCCTTGGCGTTGTGTGCATCCCCTGCAATGGCAGAACCAACGAAGGGTTATTACACCATGGATTCTCTAGGATGTATGATCGTACAGGATTGTACTGATGGTGTGGTGCAACTATGGGGTGCTGATCAGTTAGAAGAGATGTTCCCACATTCTGATTGGAATCTGGTCAAGGATGAGTTTGCTCGCATGATGAATGCCCTCAGTCTGGTTGGGGTCAAAGTATACGTTGCTCCAGAAAAGTATTTCCCTGTTGGACATCGTGGTGTCTATCATACTGTGAGCAATAACTTCTATCTCAACAAGAGATATGTGCATCGTCCTAGTGTGATGATGACAGTGATGAGGCATGAAGGGTGGCACTCTGCACAAGATTGTATGGCAGGCAGCATCAAGAACTCTATGATTGCTATCATCAAACCTGAAGAGGATGTACCAGCACTATGGCGTGAGATGGTAGAGCGTTCCTACCCCGCCTCAGCGGTCCCCTGGGAGGCAGAAGCAACCTGGGCAGGTAAGACAGAGGGAATGACCATGGCGGCGCTTGAAGCGTGTGCTGAGGGTGAGATGTGGAAGAAATATCCTCCCACCCCGTTGACTAAGGCATGGTTGAAAGAGAATGGATACATTGTGGACTGATGTATACAGTTCTGAACTATCTTGCTGCTTTCTGGAGTGTGGTTGTGATGAACTGCATCCAACCAGTCAACTGGAAGTATTGCTATAGAGTTGATCAATGGTTGATTCCAGATCTAATATATGCATGGGAGTTAAAGACAGGTAAGGTCCATCCCTATCAGTCAGAGAAAGATTATTTGCAATCCGTAACAGATGAGACTGGGACTCGCTGAGTATTAATACATAGTTCAGTTGCTAGAACTAGATGAAGTTTCTTCTCGCACTGTTTGCTACGCTTTTCTTTGCCCTTCCTTCTTGGGCAGTGGATGTCCAGATGGGTGCCAATGGTAACTTAGTATTTGAACCAGCAGAAGTTTCTATTGCTGCTGGTGAATCAGTTCACTTTGTCAACAACATGCTTCCTCCACACAACGTAATTGTGGAAGATCATCCTGAGTTATCGCACGAAGGTTTAGCAATGTTACCAGGCGAAGACTTTGAGGTTGCATTCCCAGAGCCAGGTGACTATACTTACTGGTGTGCTCCCCACAAGGGTGCTGGTATGATCGGAACCGTTCATGTCTCATAATCACAACTATGAACCTATGCCTGCCTGGGTTGCCTGGGCAGGTGTAGGATTGATGATCTTTACGGTCATCATCTTTGTTGTATTCACTCTTAGTGTAATGTACTTTGGATAACATGGAGCACTTATTTGTTTTTGGTTTTGCTCTGTTGTTGACTACAGCAATGGAAGCAACCTTTCCCGTTAAGAAACCTAAATGATGAACCACGCTGATCACTCAACCTACGAACACGTTATTCACATGATTGTTTGCTGTATCATTGGCGTCGGCGCAGGCGCTGCTGCCCTTTGGGCGTACAATAAAATCAAAGATTCTAGAAATCACAACCCATGAACTTTAAAAACTGGGGAAAGGATGTAGAACCACCTGAAAGACTATCAAGAGAAGATGTTCAGGAGATGATCGATGCTGCTATACGAAGGCACAATCGAAATGCTTCCATTATTTCTATGTGTGTTGGTTGGGTGGTTCTTGCTTTATTTGCTGAAGGATTGCTGAGATTAATCGGTGTCATTCCCCCTATGTTCCCATGGCTCAACATCACATTGTAGATTGGATAGGAGTAGTAGCACTATTCCTTTTTGGTATGACTATGATCTGCCAAGGTCATTTTATTTTTCACGGGAAGCATGGATACAAACATTCCGAACGTGAAAAACAGAAGATGGCAGATGCCAGAAGACAAATAGAAGATTTATTTAAATGAGAAAGTATATCGTTACAGTAAACGGTATCAGGCATGTGGTTTATTCCACAGCATCCGAATGGTTCGTATTGACCTCAGTCATTTCACACATACCAGATAAAAAAACATGGAGCATCTACTTGGGAGAGCACTGATCATCGTAGCAGTGCCGTTTGTATTGACTACACTCTACTTCGGAGCAAAGAAAGGTGGATATTACGACACCGATATGTACAAGGGAAATGGAACCGCCCACTAAAAGGCGGTATGATTTTGCATTGTCATCCTTTTCTAGGATGTATGGTGTCCCTCACGTTAACCAAGAGATGTCTGACTTCTGTTTTGAATGGGCATTAGGCACCGAAACAACACCTCTTGATTGTTTAAACCATGTTGATCGTTACTTTAGAGAACTATGGAACAATCGCTAATACTTATTGCATGTTTCTTTCCACTCGCTATAATCTACATAGTAATGAAACTATCTGTATGGATTGCTAGCGTAGAATCTGAGAGAACCTATGTCAGAGAGGATGCCCAACGACCCCACGGACCCTATGTGGATGACGCATATGCAGACGTTGACGAAGAGGATGAAGACTATTGAAATCTCAACTAAGATCGATCAGGCTCTTTATGAGTATTATTCTGAAAAAGGAATGGAAGTTCCTGATTGGAAAAGATGCAAAGACCCACAGTGGTGGATAGACTACCTAGATTCAATTGATCAAAATAAATATCTATAAAATGTAAACAACAATGGAAAACATCGAAGCACACATCAAAGCAGACAAAGAAATCCTAGACAACCCCCAGACTTCTCCTCAGGCTCGTAGACATACTGAGGAAGAACTGGCAGATTTGGAAGCATACGCAGAGCGTCATCCAGAAGATCATCATGATCCAACACCACTTGAGTTGTACTGTGATGCGAACCCAAGTGCCCCTGAGTGTTTAGTTTACGACGACTAATTGCCAATGGATTTTGCTATAAAAGTTGTAGAGTTTATCGCAGACCATCCAATCATATATTGTTTTATGGGAGCATCTTTGTTGTTCCCATTTTTGCTTTTCACATATCTTGTAGACAAAGATCCAACCGCAGACTATTGGAAGGAGAAGTAATGGAAAGCGAATTGGACTTAGAGATTCTATTCAAGAGGATGGAAAAGATTAAGATGGATGAGTTGTTTGCTGAACCATCCACCTGGGAAGATGACGAGCACATGTTTGGTCGTATGAGTTACGATTACGAAGACGACGTGTGACAGTTTCGTAACTGGCACAGGGGTGCTTGACGAAACCTTAACCAATAATGTAGTATAAATAAGTGGACGTGACCAATTGTTACGTTTTACAACAGACATAGGTGCCTCAACTACTCGCGCCTGCTCTGTGGTATAATAACCACATGCGATCAGAAAGTCGAACCTGATCCATCATCTGCGGGTAATCATTCCGCAAGTAAATTTTCGAGGAAACAATTATGTTCAAATCTGTTCTCGCAGCTGCCGCTGCTGCACCTTTCATGGCGACCGCTGCTTTTGCAGGTCCCTACGTCAACGTTGAAGCTAACAGTGGTTTCACTGGCAGCAACTACTCTGGCACCAACATCGACACCCACGTCGGTTACGAAGGTGCTCTGGGCGAATCCGCTGCTTGGTACGTCCAAGGCGGCGCTACCATCGTTGCTCCTGACGGCGGTGCTTCTGACACCGTTCCTTCGGGCAAGGCAGGTATCTCTGCTGGTCTGACCGAGCAACTGTCTGCTTACGGCGAAGTCTCCTTCGTTGGCAGCGGTGTTGCTGGTGTTGACCGTTCCTACGGCACCAAGGCTGGTCTGAAGTTCGCCTTCTGATCCATTAATACTGTGCTATAATTCTGGGGTCTTCGGACCCCTTTTTTATGTCTATGCTCTGGACCATACTCAAGTCACCTATCACGCAGTTTAACCTACTTGTTGTAGGATTTCTTGCCATCATTCAAGCACTTCATCTCCATGCACATCACACCATGGATGTTGATGTTGATAGCTATGTGCATGAATTTTGCAGGAGGAACTCTGATAAATGTGAGAAGATGCTTGACAATTGATCTTCCCCATGCGAAAATGACTTTTCTATTACCAGAATCTCGAAAAAAAAATTTCGGTAATTTTTTGTCCCAGGGGTTTTTATGTACGAATCGCTAAATTGTTTTGAAGAAGCACTCAAACACTTCGGCACCCGAGTAGAGATGATCACTGCTATGGAAGTAGCAAAGAAGATTTCTGCTGAGGATGCATATCAGATGATTAAATCAGAGATGAAAGAAGTCAAATCATGTCGTAAAAAATTTAACAAAGACGGATGCCAATGACATACACAGTTTATTCCAAAGACGGTTGTCCATATTGTGACAAGGTAAAGAAGGTAATGGAACTTGCCGAACTCCAGCATGTAGTCTATACTCTGGGTGAGGATTTCACCCGCGATGAATTCTATGCAGAGTTTGGAAACGGAAGCACATTCCCACAAGTCATCGAAGATGACATGCACCTCGGTGGATGCACCGAAACTGTTAAATATCTACGAGAGAAGAATATTATCTGATGGAACAAGTTGAGATCTTATCCGACATGGTAGAGCACGTCTTAGAGGATGCAGTCTTCCGAGACAAGAAAACATTTAAGATGTATGAGTTTTTGCAAAACAATAAATTCAGCAGACGAGAAGTCAATGAGTTTATGAACAGCGCAACTGCCGAGAATCTGTCAATCACCATAGAGGATCTTGACTTACTTATTGAAGGTGGACATCCAGAAGTTCGTGAAGCATATCCCAACCTAGGGAAACCTGAGGCGAGGAAAATTCGCAACTACTTACACAGTATTCTTCAGGATGCTTGGAACTATGAGAAAGACAAATCAAAACGAAAGAGACGAACTGTTTCTAAATAAAGGTATAGAGGTTATGCTTCCTAGAAGCAGGAGGGTACAAGAGGAACCACCGAGTTGGTTTGATCGTACCTTTCGCTTACTAAAACGAGAGGTGCGTGTTAGGATAGACATTCACCAGGATAGTAAAGATGGAAACTAGCGTAATTCTCTTTTTCTCTGCCGTAAGTATGGTAATCACTCTCGCCCTGGGAGCTATCATTGGATGGATCTACAAGGACACTGTAGACACCCATACATACAAGCGACAGATGAACAACTTACACCCAGAGTTCCTGGACGGAAACGGATCTTTTATTGATGAAGAATTGCTTGCAGTTAGATTCATTAATGAAGATGATGACCTTGACGTTGAGGACGATTACTGATACAATTACAACAACATTCTAATTTGATATGGCACCGAGAAAATTACCTAAAGATGCACTATTGACTGAGATTCTGCAAAAGGTTTCATCTGCTAAGACAAAATCTGAGAAGGTGGAACTTTTGCAGGAGTACAATAACGATGGTCTTCGTGCTATTCTCATCATCAACTTCGATGAATCCTTAGAATATCTGATGCCTCCTGGGGAGGTTCCTTACAACCCCAATGATGCACCTGCTGGCACAGAACACACTCGTCTGGACCACGAGTATCGAAACTTGTATCGTTTCTTCAAGGGAGGAGATACAACTCTGAACTCGATCAGGAGAGAGCAACTGTTCGTGCAACTGCTGGAAGGTCTTTACAAAGATGAAGCAGATCTTCTTGTTGCTGCTTGTAACAAGACCCTCCAAGATAAATACAGAATTACCAAGCAAGTGGTATCTGAGGCATTCCCTCAGATTGAATGGGGTAATCGAGGAGGAAAATGAAGGGTATCTGGTCAAGCAACGACGAAGTATGCAGTTCTGCAGACAGGTATAACATCAAGATCCTAGAAGTTGCTTGCGATATATCCAAAGCAAAAAATCCAAACCTCCCACTGAACTCTTATGTGGTGAAATACTTCTACGAAGACACTCACTACATTGATATTGTTATGGGTAACCGATCTGATATCTTCGACTGCTATTATGACAAGCTCGGACAAGGACACATCAAGTCTATCAAGTGGACAGATGGAAAAACTAATCCAAAGCTCTTCGATTCAAAGGCATATCTCAAACAAAGTTAACTCTTTGTTTGTAGAGAAGAGAAATGATTTTTCTTATGATGGGGAAGTGGAGACTGATGATCTCGATCAGTTAGCAGACAACTTATTCGATGCTCTCTATGACCACACCAACAACTAGCGATACTTCTAAAAGTGTAAAGGATGAGATACTTCAGATTCTTATGGAGTACGAGGGCGACGTGGATAGTGCCATGCATCCTTTTATTAACTTTATTATTGCTAAGGACAGATACACCAAGGGAGTTAAGACTATTTTGAATGAATGGATAGGATTCAAGCACTATCATCACCAGTATAATCTGGCACAAATGTTTAAGTAATTTGATTTGGTATGGAAGTTAAACTTGTACAATGTACACCTGATGCAGAAAGGACTATGGGTTATGTTGCTCGTGTGAGCAACCCAGCGAACCAGAACAACCCTAATGTCGCAGGTCTTTTGAAGTATTGCATCAAGCATGGTCACTGGTCTGTCTTTGAGCAAGCGTTTATGACGCTGGAGATTGAGACTACTCGTGGTCTGGCAGCTCAGATCTTGCGTCACCGTTCGTTCACATATCAGGAGTTTTCTCAACGGTATGCTGACAGTTCTATGCTGTCTGAGGAGATCCCTCTGTTTGATCTTCGTCGTCAGGATACGAAGAACCGTCAGAACTCTATCGATGATATCGATGATTACACTAAGCAACAGTTTGAGATTGAGATCCAGAGGCACTTCGCTTCTGCTATGGATCTCTACCGAACTATGCTAGATAAAGGTATTGCAAAGGAGTGCGCTCGCTTCGTACTTCCCCTTGCAACTCCAACTCGCATCTACATGACAGGATCAGTTCGCTCTTGGATTCATTACATCCAACTTCGTTCTGCTAATGGCACTCAGAAGGAGCACATGGACATCGCTAACGAATGTAAGCGTATCTTTATCTGTAAGTTCCCTACGGTTGCTGCAGCACTTGAGTGGACCTGTCCTGATGATGATTGTGGATGTGATGATATCCAACCAGCACTGAGGATTGATTGATGGCTTGTTACCCTGTAAAAAACATGAAGACTGGAGAGACACAGGAACTCTTCATGCCTCTCGCTGAGTATGAACAGTGGAGGAAAGACAATCCCGACTGGGATAAAGACTGGAGCGCAGGCATCGGTTCTGCGGTCAGTGGAGTAGGTGACTGGCAGAACAAACTGCCACAAGGTTTCAAAGACCGCCTTAATAATGTCAAGAAGCATCACCCTTACGCCAAATTCGATTCCATCTAACCTATGCCTGTAAAATCCAAGAAGCAACCCTCTATGGTCGGTCTGACCGCTAGACAAATGAGAAGAAAACCAATTGGTACTGAGCATCTGCTCAACATCAAACCTATCACTCCCACCCAGGAGAAGGTGTTCGATGACTGGACTAAAGACAAAAATCTCTTCCTGTATGGTTGCGCTGGAACTGGTAAGTCCTTCCTGAGCATTTACCTGGCACTTAAGGATGTCTTGTCAGAGAAGACACCTTATGATAAACTGTACATTGTGAGGTCTCTGGTCCCTACCAGAGAGATTGGTTTCCTTCCTGGTGACCATGAAGACAAGTCAAACCTTTACCAAATTCCATACAAGAATATGGTAAAGTATATGTTTGAGATGCCAGACGATGCGTCGTTTGAAATGCTCTACG